CGGCGCTGCCGCCGCGTCGATACGCACCTTGTATTCCACCCCGTCAATCGTCCAGCCATCCTGCTGATCGAGGAACGGAGCGGCGATACCGTCGAGATAACCCACTTCGATGGTGTCGAAGCTGTTGGGATCGGCGGCCAGATACCATGACAAGGTGGAAGCCGCATCCAACCGGGCATCCACGATGATTTCCGCCGCCCCACGCACCGGGTTCGGCACGCGGCTGTTGGTTTTGGACGGATCGGTTTCCGAGGTCATCAGCACCCGCGCCGTATCTTCCTGCGCGGCAGGCACGATCAGGAAGGAAGGCCGGATATTGAGCGTGGCCTTGCCGTCCTTCTGGGTACGCATCGCCGTGCGGCCAGCGCCGACGCTCGCCGCCGTGATTGCGCTGCCGCTACCGGCGAGGTTGCTGTGATCGGCATGGAACAGCGCCGTGCCGTCGCTCATGGTGGGATTGCCGGTCAGGATGCTGAATACCAGATCGCCCACGGTACGCGCCGCCGCACGCCCCATCTTGCGGGGAATATCGGTGAAAGCGGTCAGGTCATCATTGATGATCGCCTGCCGGGTAATGGAGAACAGCTTGCCGTAGGTGGCCAGCTTGATCGCTTCCGCCCGTTCGCCGATGGTGCCGTGCTTGTATTCGCCGCTTTCGGGAATTTCATCCAGCGAATCGAACACGCCCATACCCACGCGACTATGGGTTTTGAAGTCGGTCAGGTTACCGGCGCGGGTGAATTGCTGAAACACTTCCTCCGCCTCGTCATACCCGCGCAGCATGGCCTTGCGTGCATTGTTTTCCAGAATCTTCGGAAAATCACTGGTGGAATGGGTAAAGGCACGCGCCACCAGCTCGCGTTTATCCATATGCTCGGTGCGAACGCCGCGCAATTCCAGCGATTTACGCGCCATCTCCAGCAACGTGTAACCCACCAGTTCCGTGGGTTTGGAGTCTTTAGAGGCGATACCGGCGCGGAAGCCAATCGCATCCTCAGCGGCACGGGAGAATTTCTCCACGTCCGTATCGCCGATTTCGATCCGCTGGTTGGTAGCCACCGGTTCCTCGCGGTTGCCGATAGCTTCCAGCAGCAGCTTGCGAGCTTCGCCCACGTTGGTTTCCGGGTTATCGAGGCACTGATCGCGCAGTTGACCGTAATCGCCGTGCTTTTCAAACAGGGTGCGGATGTCGCTGCGGCGTTTCTTCTCCGTCTCCAGCGCACGCTTTGCGCCTTCGGCCATCGCGTTATCCTGCACGGCGCGGATGTCTTCCGCCTCCGTGCGCTGTGGGGTTTCGGTTACTTCAGGCATGGGATTCTCCTTTTGGTTGGGTTGGGGTTGTGATGCTGGAGGGGTTTCCTCCAGTTTCCGGCCAACCCCAACGGTGGGATCAGCGGGAATATCGACCAGCGATATTTCCATCGGCATCCAGTGGATGACGCGGTAAGTCGCCGGTTTATCTTTAGGTTCCTCGGTGATTTTGCGTTCAATGATCCGGTAGGCCACCGATACGTTACGCAGGATGCCGTCGCGCACGTCCTGCCAAATGCCTTCAGCGTCGGCGCGGCGGCTCAGGCGGATTTCAGCGTAACCACGGCCGTTTTCCAGCCATGCGCGTTCCACTACGCCGATACGGTTTTCCCGTTCGCTACGGTCATGGTTATAAAGCACCGGCGCGGAGTTATTGAGGCGGGAGAGATCGACTTCATCCTTGTCATGCCCCAGCACTTCCACCCACGGCTCGCTGAAAAAGCTCTGCCGGGTGACGGGTTCCTCCGAAGAAAAAGAAAGCCGCACGAGGCGGCTTTCTTCGTCCACGACCGACCGGGAGGCAAGTTCAGCCGTTCGTGTTAGTATTTCCGGTTCCTTCGTCATCGTCTGATTCCTCCTGTTTCGGTTGGGGTTTGGGTGTGCCGTTCGAGCTTGAAAAACTGATCCCGGCTTCCGTTTCCTGTTCGCGCTCCTGCTTGATTTGCTCGAACACGTCCTGCGGATTGCCGCCGCGCTCTCGGATGACCTGCGAGCGTGACTTGAACCCGGCCTGCACCGCTTTTTCCTCCGCCGTGACTTCTTTCTGCGGGTCGATCCACGGCATGGTGGGTCCTTGGAAACCGGCTTTCTTCAGGCTCATCTGGTTGATTTCCGCCTCCGGTGCGTCCAGCTTCCCGGAAAGCACCGCCATTTCCACGAAGCGTTCCCAGATCGGGCGCACGCAGCGTTCGACGAAATACTCCCGCATCACCGCGTAATGGACGGACTGCTCCACCAGTTCCTGCCGCTGGGCGCTGTAGGTGCCGTTGTAATCCTTCGAGATGCTGGAAAAGCTGGTGGCCGTTCCCGCCGCCACTGCCCGCAGCTGCGAGTTACGGAACTGCTCCAGCATGGCATTAGGCCGGTTGCTGTCGATCATCCCGATTTCCTCACCCGGCAGCAGATTGTCGAAGATCATTCCCGGCTGCATTTTCATCAAGCGGTTGCCGCTATCGTCCGTGGTCAGGGCGTTTACGGGACCATCAAGGCTTTTGCGGATATAGGCGCAGATGCTGGCCGCCACCTTCGCCGCCAGCCGTTCGGAGAGTTCATAATCCTTAATATCCTCCATGCGCGTCAGCACGCTGGCGAATACGGAAACGCCGCGTGTCTGCGCGATGCGATCCACGGTTTTCAGGTGGATGATCTTCTCCGCCGGGAAACGCTTGGTGTCCTGCTTGGTGACGAAGCGGTGACTATCGCCGGGATGTTCCTTATAGAGGTAATACGCCAGCGGCCTGCGCCATGCGTTCTTTTCCACCCCGTGGATGATCCGTTTTTTCTGGTCACTGAGATCGAACGGCAGGTAATCCGCCTCGATCAGTTCCAGCGAATACGGCACCAGCGTGCCGTGATTGATGGTGTTGCTCGTGCCTTCGATATGTTTCACCAGCACTTCGCCGTCCCGAAACCAACACCGCGCCAGCAGGCGCAGCATATGATTCCAATTCAGTTCCCACGTCACTTCCGGGAAGCGCGTCCATTCCTCCCATAATTCGATCAGCTGATCGTTAATCGGTTTGGCGAGTTCCCCGTCGGCACGCTTTACCTGCGGCTCAATGGTAATCCCGCGCCCCACCACATTATTGACGAGGCAATTCAGCACGCCACGCGCCAGATCATGGTTTTCGTCCAGATAGCGGGCTTGCAGACGAAGGGTTTCCCCGGCGCGTTCCATGATGGCGTCACCGCTGCCCGCATCGGTTTTGATTTTCCGCAGGCGTGACGGCTGGGAGGCTTCATAGGCACGCTGGGCTTGCAGGATTCGCCGCGCCGTTTCGCGCCGGAGCGCCGACTCAGGGGAGAATACCTCTATGGTTCTGTCGAGAATGTTAAACATCGCTGAAATCCACCAATGCTGCTTGATTGTTTTGCCCAGCCACCTGCTGGAAGGCCTGCACGCGCCGCTCCCAATACTGAATCTGCTCGCGGATTTCCTTGGCGTTGGCGAGGGTCAGGCTACGCCCGTTCATGGAATAGCTCTGGCCTTTGGCCACGGCTAAATCCGCCGCAATCCACGCATCGAGCGCGGTTTGCGCTTGTTCAAGAGTGAGAGCCATGTCGATTCCTTCAGTTAAAATTCCAGTCGTCGTAGCTGATCCAGTGATCGGCCTGCTTTTCCGGCGGCGGTTCCTTGTGCTTGCTCAGGCGCTCGCGCTCCATCTCATGCACCAGCGCCGCCAAATTCGGATTCAGGATGTGCAGTGCCGCCAGCGCATACACCCGGCAATCCAGCACCTCGTTGCGGTGGCCTTTGGGCAGCACCCAAATCCTTGACGGGTGGCCGTTCACGAATTTCGTTTGCACGCGCTCGGACGTTAGCTGCCGGAAATATTCCTCCGGGTACTCCGCCGGGAAATGGCAGTAACCCGCGCCCGGCTGGTGAATCCGAAGCCGCGAATAGATCATCTGCTTGGCCGTATCGGTGCCGATGGTGAACAGCTTCACCCGCAGCTTGTTGGAGCGGCTGAATTTGCTGACCAGCGGCTTGCCGGTCTGCGATGCGCCTTTGATGGCGAAAATCCGCTCCGCCTCCCGCGCCTTGCAGTATTCATAGACTTTCTGCGTGTGGTGACCGCCGGTATCGACGCAGGCGCAGCCGATATTCAGCACGCTACCATCCACACGCTGCATGGATTGCCGCAGCACCCGGTCGAGTTCTTCCCAGACTTTCGGCTGCGCCGGGTCGCCGTGCAGCACATGGTATTGAAGCGACCAGCTTTCCTGCCCAATGCCCCAGCCGACGAGTTCCGCTTCCAGCCGGTCGTCCTGCACATCCACACCGGCGGTAATCACCGCCACGCCGTCCGGTGCGATACGTCCCCAGTTTTCCTTGCGGTTCAGCAGGCCTTTCGGATCGACGCCTTCGGTCGCTTCCTTCCATGTTTCGCCAAGGCTGGTATTCACCCAGACTTTCAGCGTTTCCGGCAGGCGCTTAGCCTTCAGGAAGTTGGCGACCATTTCCGCCCAGCGTACCCACGGGCTGTAAATCTCCGAGATATGAAAGCCCGCGATGCCGGTAAATTCCGCCTGCGCCCGCCATTCGCCCCGCGCCAGCATCCAGAGTTTATCGCTATCCCGTAGCTTGGCTTTGCAATGCTCGCACTCGCAGTAGGCGGTTTCCGGGTCTTTCTTATCGAACTTGATATGCGACCAGCTGAGTACCTGAAACACGCCGCACTGCGGGCAAGGCACGAAGAATTGCCGCATATCGCTCTGGCGGTAGCGGGCTTCAATCTTGCTTTCGCCTTCAATCGTCGGCGTGCTGGCAGATACCAGCAGCCGGTTCCAGAAGGTGGTGGTAC